TCGAGGTCGATGATGGTAACGTGAAGAGCGCCCGCCTATTGCTCGAGAGCACGACGAGGATGCCTGACGGTGAGTATGCACACGACAGCACATGGCTGAACGTCACTCACTACAGTAACTTCCTTGCTCAGATTGAAGGCAACCTGTCGGACAGTATATCTGTTGAGGCATACGGAGGTGCGTATATATGAGCGAGGGTAATGAGGTACACGTGCTGTGGTGTAATCATAAGCTACGAACAGTATACTCCTGTCTGGCGGCGGCAGTGACGGACGCCCAGATTATACGCGAGAAGGGATACAAAGATGTCTACGTGTCCAGCGTACAGGTACAACCTAAACGTCGGGAGTCTGACCCGCTCGGCCCCGAAACTATTGAAGCACTGAAGAGGTGCGTGGAGAAGTCATGAACACATTCACCGATTGGGACCGTGCGTTGATAGACTACACCGATGATGTGTGTGGTCTGAACAAGACGCAGTGGCGTGAGAAGATAGCCAAGGATACCGAACAGTTCCTTGCAGACGGCGGCGAGATTGAGTATCTTCCGTATGATCCTATGCCGGAGATCATGGCCCGAGTGGGACGCTGGCAGGCAATGGGACAGACAGAGATGGATGAGATGCTAGACGTTACTGATGATGAGACTAATGTATACTAATGAGTCTGTTGTTGTCTTTAACTCTAGAGTAGCGTCGAGAGTAGTAAGTAGTAATCCTTACTCTTTCGTTGTCTTATGTACCCTATTGTAACAAGGAGCAGTAGTTATGTCAAGCACAGACATCATTCATTCACGCCTTTACAAGATCGACGGCACATGTTACTTTGATGATGACACTATCAGTAAGGCACAGTTCGACGAGCTAGCCGATCACTACTACTCTATTGTTGATGCCTTAGCACGGCCTTGGCGAGAGAGGGACGAGTGCTACGACTCGACGGGCCGATACAATACCGGAGGCATGAGTGAATACGACGAGAGAATCTAATGCGACACATAAAGGAAGCTGTGATAGCTGTGGTAGTAGTGACGGCAATCAGCATTATGATGATGGTCACGCATACTGCTTCGTATGTGAGACCTACACCCCACCGACAGGAGACAGACCTATGACCAAGGGCGTAGACCTACAGCCCAGAAGCACAGAGTTCGAGCGCCTGCTTGGACTGTGGTACGACCGCAAGAAGTTCGCCATTGCTAACCGTGGGCTGGAGCCTGCACACGTGGCGTTCTACGGTGTCGTCGAGGACACCATCACCTATGCCTATCCATACTATAAGCCCGGAGCATCCGTGCCGTGTGCCTTTAAGATCAGGGGCAAGGATAAGAAGAACTTCCGCAGTACGGGTGACATGTCAGGCGTCATGATGTTCGGACAGCAGGCCATCGAAGGCAAGCGATCCAAGCGTGTCATCGTAGTCGAGGGAGAGAACGACGCCATCGCCGCACGGCAGGGGCTGAAGAGCAAGGAGCAGTACGACGAGCACGTAGTGTCGCTGACCAAGGGGGCAGGCAACGTACGCAAGGATCTCGAAGCATCGTATACATTCCTCGACAGCTACGACGAGATCATCCTAGCGTTCGACGCCGACGAGCAGGGGCAGAAGGCAGTCGCCGACATGTGCGATGTGTTCGCAGGCAAGGTCAAGGTCATGCAGTTCGACGTGTCGATTGGCAAAGACGCTAACGACTACGTCATGGCAGGCAAGACCGACGAGCTGAAGCGCCTGATGTGGGACGCCAAGCCGTACACCCCCGAGGGTGTGCTGTCATCGGCTGACCTGTGGGAGCGGCTATCACGTGAGCGGCCCGAGTCACTGGGTAACTACCCGTGGGCTCCACTCAACAAGCTGACGTATGGCTTCCGACCGACCGAGCTGATCACCATCTGTGCAGGCTCGGGCCTAGGCAAGTCGTCCATCCTACGTGAGATCGTAATGCACATCAAGGACACCACCAACAACAAGATCGGGTGTCTGTTCATGGAGGAGAGCGTCGAGCGTACAGCAGAGGGCTTCATGGGCGTAGATCTATCATCCCCTATACACCTGCCCACCTCACCCGTAAAGTACGGTGACGTGGAATACAAGGACAGCTTCGATCGCACGTTCGGAGACGACAGGCTGTTCATCATGGACGCCAGCTTCGACACGGGTGCTACCGTGGATCAGGTGGTCAGCCGTGTGCGCTTCATGGCTAAGGCAATGAACTGCAAGATCATCATCCTCGACCACATCTCGATCCTCGTATCAGGTGGGCAGTACGGTGACGAGCGGCGTGCGCTTGACGAGATCATGACCAAGCTACGTACGCTGACGCAGGACACAGGCATCGTGCTGTTCGCAGTGTCCCACCTCAAGCGGCCCGACGGTAAGGGTCACGAGGAAGGGGCAGTCACCAGTGTGGCACAGCTACGTGGTAGTGCATCCATCGCACAGCTATCCGACTTCGTCATCGGCCTTGAGCGCAACGGCCAAGCCGAGGATGAGACGGAGCGCAACACCACACACATCCGAGTGCTGAAGAACAGGTTCAGTGGCATCACCGGCCCCGCCGGTCACCTACTGTACAGCGCAGAGACGGGTAGGCTCACCGAGTTCGAGCCAGTTGTCGCAGAGGAGGAGGCACTATGAGCTTCGCGTATAGACTGAGGGCATGGTTCGCCTGCCTTAGCATCATGTTCAATCAGACAGTACACCTAGGCGGGGCACCGTACCCGTACACATTCAGCGAGACGTGTTACATTAGGCGGCACCTGTTGCGTTATGCAATACCGCGTGCTATAATCGACTTTGTGTTCAGCCTGTTCGGCGAGTTGGATCACTGCCAACTGAGCTACGAGACAGGCCGAGCCTTCCGAATGAAGGATCAACTATGAGCAAGATGACGCGGCATGTATACCGCACTATGGAGGACGCTGATGCGTTACACACTGGACATCGAAACGAACCTAGCACACGACCACATCTGGATGGTAGCATGGTGCGACGAAGATGGGAACGCTTCTTGGAGTACGCAGGCCAGCGACATTCCGACGGACGCAACAGCGTTCATCGGTCACAACCTACTTCACTTCGATCTGCCAGTTATGGAGCGAGTGTGGGGCTGGACAACTGACGTCGAGATCATCGACACACTGGTGCTGTCCCGACTCGTACACCCGAGCATCGAAGGCGGTCACTCACTCAAGGCATGGGCCGAGCGTGCAGGCATGGAGCAGAAGCAGGACTTCAGTGTCGAGGACTTCGACGCAGGCCTGACCGACCAGATGATCGAGTACTGTATGCAGGATTGCGTAGCCAACTGGTCAGTGTACACACACCTGATGAAACTGTACGAGGAGTACGGCTTCGAGGGTGAGGCGCTGGATCTAGAGCACGCAGTGTCCCGCATCGTGCGACAGCAGGAAACCAATGGCTTTGTGTTCGACTTCGCCGGAGCGTCGGCGTACTACGCACAGCAGAAGGAGAGAATGAATGAGATTGACACGATCCTCAAGGAGACTTTCCCTCCCATCATCACTGAGAGGTGGAGTGAGAAGACGGGCAAGCGACTCAAGGACCACGTCGAGGAGTTCAACGTCGCGTCGAGGCAACAGATTGCCCGACGTCTTGAGGGGAAGGGTGCGAAGTGGAAGAAGCGCACAGAGAAGGGCGCGGTTGTTGTTGACGAGAACACCCTTGCTGACCAAGCGCATGTCCCTGAGGCTTCGCTGGTCCTAGAGTACCTAACACTTGGGAAACGGTCGGGCATGATCAAGTCATGGCTCGACTCATACGAAGAGGATGGACGCATACACGGGTACGTGAATACCTGCGGCACAGTTACTGGTCGCATGACACACAGCCGCCCGAACATGGCGCAGATCCCTAGCGACTCCGACTACCGCACGTTCTTCACGGTACCGGAGGGGCACAAACTGGTGGGCTGTGACGCATCTGGCTTGGAGCTACGGATGCTTGCCCACTACATGAAGGACGAGGAGTTCACCAACGAGATACTCGACGGTGATATCCACACGGCTAACCAGAACGCCTTCGGGTGTGAGACACGCAACCAAGCGAAGACGCTGATCTACGCCCTGCTGTACGGGGCAGGCGACGCCAAGCTAGGTAGCACTGTCGGAGGTTCAGCCGCCAAGGGTGCGGCCATGCGTCAATCGTACGAGACACGCTGGCCTGCGTATCGTGATCTGATCAGACGTGTACAGAAGATCGGCAAGTCGGGCACAGTCCCCGCCTTAGACGGCAGACGTATACACATACGGTCAGAGCACGCGGCACTCAACAGCTTGCTTCAATCAGCCGGAGCCATCGTCATGAAGAAGGCGCTAGTGCTGGCAACTGAGAAGCTGGACGCATACGGGTATCCATACAAGCACGTCGCCAATGTACACGACGAGTTCCAGCTTGAGGTACCCGAGGAGTACGCCGATCGAGTGGGGGCCTGCGTCCGCAATGCCATACGGCAGGCGGGCAGAGACTTGGGACTCCGGTGCCCACTCGACGGCGAGTACATGGTGGGTGACAACTGGTCCCAGACACACTAGGTGTTGACAGGACCAGCCACCCGTAGTATCATGAGTATATAGGGATTGCATAATGCAACCCGAACAACAACGGAGACGAGAGTATGATCTCAAACGAGCGAATCACAGTACGAGCAGTAGTTAACTTCCCTAAGTTCGAGACGACCGACGAGATGTCAGGCAAGTACCAAGTGGTATTAGGTAACCTGTCCCCCGCCGCAGTCGAGAAGCTCGAAGAGGTGGGCATCAAGGTACGAGCAGACAACGGTGACATGGGCGCAACCATCAAGCCGACCAGCAAGTGGCCGATCATTCCGGTAGACGTGGACGGCAACTCGTTCATGGGTGCTACCCAACAGATCGGTTACGGTTCGATTGTCCGAGCTACCGTTAAGCCCTTCGCCTACAACGTGGGCGGTAACTCAGGTGTGTCACCTAAGATTGAGCGCATCGTAGTCGAGGAGCTTGCAGTTCCTGAGGCAGGCGGCGACTTCGTAGAAGGTGACGTGCTCTAATGGAGCGCCCTGAGATATGGGGAATCGACGGCGACATCCTACTGTACGAGGTAGGGTTCGCCGCTCAGGATGATCCCATTGAGTTCGCCCGTCACTCCCTGCGCCAGCGTGTGCAGGGGGTGATGGACGGATGCGAGTGCAAGAAGGCACAGCTATTCCTCACCGGCGACACCAACTTCCGCAACGAGTTGAGCGACGTATACAAAGCCAACCGTAAGGGGACGGACAAGCCGGTCCATATCGAGGCACTCAAGGAGTTTGCCATCGAATCTCTAGACGCTATCGTCTCCGAGAACGAGGAAGCAGATGACCTGCTAGGTATCCACGCCGTCCAAGACGGCTGGGGTATAGCCACACTGGACAAGGATCTGGATGGAGTTCCCGGTTGGCACTACGTATGGAAGGGCAAGCGAGAGGGCTTGTACGAGGTAACGCCCGTAGAGGCGGATCGGTTCTTCTACACGCAGATGCTGACCGGGGACTCGACAGATAACATACCCGGACTGTTCAAGATGGTAGGCGTAAAGGCGCTAGCCAAGACCAAGGCCCCCATCCAAGAGATGGACAGCCCACTTGAGATGTACCAGTACGTACGCAGTGTGTACGCTAACGGGTACGAGAACGTGGGCATGTGCATGGATGACATGGATGAGGTGCTGGACGATTGGCTGACGCGCATCGGCGGTCAACTGTGGATCAGACGTGAAGCAGGAGAGGTTTATGCCACGCCGAGTTGAACGAACCCGAGCGTCGGGCACATGGACTGAGGCCAGATACTTCGGCTTCATCCGCAGTGCCCTGCGCTCTGCGTTTCAGAAGTACCCCGTCAAGTACCATGCCAAGAAGCGTGCGATGCGTGACACAGACGAAGGCGCACGATACGAATGCGCCGCGTGCAACGAGCTGTTCAGATCAGGCGAGGTCCAAGTGGATCACGTCGTACCCTGCGGTAGCCTCAAGACATACGAGGATCTACCGCAGTTCGTAGAGCGAATGTTCTGTGAGGTAGAAGGCTTCCAAGTACTGTGCAAGCCCTGCCACCAGACGAAGACTAACGAGGAAAGGAAGAAGCGCAATGGCTAGAGTAGGAATCATCGGTGACACCCACCTTCCGTTCGAGCTGGAAGGCTATCTGGAGTTCTGCGTCGATACCTTTGATGCATGGGACGTAGATACCGTCGTCCACATCGGCGACATGTTCGACAACCACAGCCTGTCATTCCACGACAGCGAGCCCACACTACACAACGTCATGGGTGAGTACGAGAGTGCGGCCCAACGTGCCAAGGCATGGTACGAGGCGTTCCCCGAGGCTACCCTCATCATGGGTAACCACGACCGCATCCCCGCACGACAACTCAAGAAGCTGGGCATGGAGCCGTCCATCTTCCTGCGTCCGATAGAGGAGCTGTTCGGTATGCCTGAGGGCTGGACCGTTGCGGACAGCATCCACATCGACGACGTCCTGTACCACCACGGTGAGACAGCGACCGGAGTCAACGGCTTCCGCAAGGACTGTGAGACACGTATGCAATGTACTGTGTCCGGCCACAACCACAGCAACGCTGGCATCTCAGCGACAGCTACCGATCAGGAGCTGGTCTGGGGTATGGCTGTCGGCTGTGGTGTAGACCATAACCACATGGCCTTCGCGTACGGCAAGCACTTCGCCAAGAAGCCCATCGTTGCGTGCGGTGTCGTCATCGACGGCGAGCCACACGTAGAGTACATGAACCTAGGCAAGAAGGTGAGACGAGTATGATGTTCCATAGCCTTATCATGCCCTTCCTGCTGACGTGGGGCACGACAACAGCAATACTGCTGATACTATCACTAACCGACACGTGCGATGCAGAGAGTATGTTTAGTCGGAGGGAGGGATGAGCGATGGACTATACTACTACGCCGCGCTCGCCAGCACCGCTACATTCGCGGCTGTCCTCATGGCCCTCCTGCTTCATGACACAGGAGATTCCGGAGATGAGTAACGACGGACTGATCGCAGAGATCACCGACCGCATGAACCCAGACGAGATCGTGGAGGTACTTGATCTTGACATTGACGTACTAGTGGAGGCACTACGTGACCACATCTGTGACAGACGTGCGGCCTTCAACGACTACTTGGAGATAGACGAATGAGCGATGACTTCGAGGACTTCTATAAGAAGAAGAATGTCTACAATCTTGTCAGTGGTGGCAAGAAGGATGAGCCAGAGGATGAGGATGAGCGCGTACCTGCGTCAGATGCCTTACGACAGTTCGCTGATATGCTTGAGCAGTTCGAGCTGGAAGGCTTATATGTTGAGGTAGCAGGGGTCGCTATGGTCCCTGACATAGGCGTAGCCCTATGCGGTAATAGCGAGACAGGCAGAGACGGCATGAACACCATGCTCGACCTTGGTAAGACAGCCATAGTTATGGAATACTTGAACGCTGGGGAGGACTATGATGATGATGAACCAACCATCCAATGATCGTAGCCTGCGCTACAACGAAGGCAAGCCCGACTACTCCCTAGTACCTATGGAGCTTCTCGAAGAGGCGGCACGGGTGCTGGAGTACGGGGCTAGCAAGTACGAGCGAGACAACTGGAAGAGGCCCACCGATTGGACGGTGAGCTACGCCTGCCTGATGCGACACATGAGCGCATGGCAAGCAGGCGAGGATCTGGACCCTGAGTCCGGACGCTCTCACCTAGGTCACGCCATGTGCAATCTGTTGCAGATGCTACACCAACTGAAGTATTACCCAGAGGAGTTAGAGCGATGAACAACATCTACCTACTGTCAGCGTCGCTTGTGCTCGCTGGCA